AAATGGCTTCAGAAGGAGTTTATGCAATGGTTTAATCAGGAAAGACTCAAGACTATCATTACTTTCCCCGTGGAATCAGTAACCTTACTATACAAAGATGGAAAATTTGAAGATGAAGAAATGGCAAGGTTTGTTGCTGAGGAGTATGCTAGAGGACATAGTTTCTTTACTTACATCAGTGATAGTGTAGATAGCTTGTCAAGTTGTTGTAGACTTAGGAGTAAAATACAGACACATGAGTTTAACTTTACCAATGGCAACATGGGTGTAGAAACAGGCAGTAAGTCTGTTATTACTCTCAATCTTAACAGAATTATTCAAGATTGGTATAATGCCATGAATAAGCTTAATAAGGGTTGGAGTAAAGAAAGGGCTAAAGATAGTTATCCTGATTTTATTGAATACTTAAGTAATATTCTCGAAAGAGTATATAAGTATCATCATGCCTATAATGAGATATTGTGGGATATGTATGATGCTAATTTACTTCCTGCATACAAGGCTGGCTTTATTGCTCTTAACAAACAGTACCTTACTATAGGAATCAATGGCTTGAATCAGGCTGCTGAGTTCTTGGGGATGAAGTGTACTGACAATGAGGAGTACAAGGAGTTCTGTCAGATGATATTCAGTACCATCAAGGAACAGAATACTCTCCACAATAGTAGCAATAAAGTGAAGCATAAGCTCACATTCAACACAGAGTGTGTGCCTGCCGAGAGTCTAGCTGCCAAGAACTACAATTGGGATAAAGAGGATGGTTATCAAGTTCCCACAGATACAAATCTCTATGCTAGTTATATATTCAAACCAAATGATTCCAGTATTTCAATATTAGAGAGGATAAGACTTCATGGTAGAGAGTATATAGGTGACTTTTTGGACGGAGGCTCAGCTGCCCACCTTAACTTAGACCATCACCTTGATGTGGAGCAATACTGGAAGCTGCTTAAATATGCAGCAGAGAATGGATGTCAGTACTTTACATTCAATGTTCCTAACTGTGAATGCGAAGATTGTGGCTTTATAGCTAAACAGCCTTTTACAACTTGTCCTAAGTGTGGCAGTACTAACATAAGTCTTTGGGATAGAATAATAGGTTATCTTACCAAGGTTAAGAATTGGGCAGAACCTAGAAGAATAGAACAAAAGACAAGAGTTTATGAAAATGTTGAAATACACTGAGGCAATGATAGGCTTTAGTGAAGTTCCTGAGGAGATAACTCTGTGCATAAATATAAGTGGTTGCCCCATACATTGTAAGGGGTGCCACTCTCCTCATCTTTGGCAAGACATAGGAGCGGAGTTGAAGCCTGTGGTTTTATCAGACCTAATAGCTAAGAACCAAGGAATTACTTGTGTAGCCTTCATGGGAGGTGACAGTAATCCTCAGGAAATAGTAAACTTGGCAAGTTGGGTTAAAAACAATACAGAACTAAAAGTCTGTTGGTATAGTGGTAAGCCTTTGAATAACATGGTAGTGGACTATAGCTACTTTGATTATGTAAAGACTGGTCCTTATGAGTCAGATAAGGGAGGCTTGAATAGTCCTACCACTAATCAAAGATTTTACAAAATCAGACACGAGGTAGAGAAAGGTGTGCACTACCTTGCATTTGATGACATAACATATAAATTCAGAAACAATGAAGCAGATAATAAAAGTAAAAGTGCTAACTGAGGGATGTCTCCCTGTAATATCAGAAGATGGGGATTGGATAGACCTCAGAGCAGCAGAAGATGTACATCTTGGTGGTCCTTATGCAGTTGCTAGGACTAGGAAAGGCGGAGAGAGTTCGAGAAGAGTAATATTCGCTACTAAGAACATACCTCTTGGTATTGCTATGGAGCTTCCTGCTGGAATGGAGGGTAACTCTGCTCCTAGAAGTTCCTCTAACAAGAAGTTCAACATATTGCAGGTGAACTCCCCTGGAGTCATTGACCAGCCTTATTGTGGTGAAGATGACCAGTGGCACATGCCTGTTATGGCAACTGGAGAGGTGAATATTCAAAAGGGTGACAGAATCTGTCAGTTCAGAATACATTTGTCTCAAAAGGCAACATTTTGGCAGAAGCTCAAGTGGCTCTTCTCTAGTGGAATCAAGATTGAAGTTGTGGACAGACTTGGCAACCCTAACAGAGGTGGCTTGGGTCATAGTGGAGTGAAGTAATGTTCATACTTGAAGCATTGATTGTACTTGTGGCAATCTTTGTTATCGCTACTGTAATTAACGGTATAGAAGACTACCACACTAGAAACTCTCTGGTAAGATTGTCCTTTACAGACAATATGGGTAGATTGAACTTACCTGTAGTGTCTCTCACCAACAATGGTCAGTCTTTCAATTTCTTAATAGATACTGGTGCTACTCTTTCTGTGATAGATAGTAATGCTTTGGACAAGCTTGCTTATACCAAGGCAGAAACTACTGGCAGTGCCTATGGAGTTGATGGTAACATCATTCCTGTAGAGTATGCTAGAATAGAACTCAACCATGAGAATACTAAGTTTGTGGATGAGTTCCAGATAATGAGAGTAAATGGCTTTGACAATATTAAGGAGTCTGATAAGATTGAGATAGTTGGTATCTTAGGAAGTACATTCCTGAAAAGGTATGATTTTACCATCAATTACAAAGACTTGATAATTTCCGCTAAGAAAGTCTAAAAGTGAAAAGCAATGATTTATGTAGTAACTTTAGAGAAAGACTTGTTTGGTCTTCAGGGTTTTGAGTATATAACAGTAGACCAGTCTCTTGATATAATGAGAGACTGGTCTATTGTTCAATATGACTCTGAGACTTCAGGAAGAGATGCTCACTTATGCAGCATCTTGTGTATACAATTTGGTGATATTGAAGGTAATAATCAAATAGTTGTTGATGCAACTACAATAGATATAAGAAGATATAAGGAAATACTTGAAACTAAATTTCTTATTGGTCAAAATCTTAAATTTGACTTACAGTTTTTATTTAATTATGGTATTATACCAAGAAATGTGTATGATACTATGATAGTGGAACAATTTCTTTATCTAGGGTTTCCCTCTTATCCTAAGAAAGGAGGAATTTCTTATAGTCTTGCAGCTATTGCAGAAAGATATTTAGGTGTAGACATAGATAAGTCCATAAGAGGAGAAATTATATGGAGAGGATTAAACTTTGATGTTATTGCCTATGCAGCTAATGATGTAAAATATCTTGGACCAATAATGCAAAAACAGCTTGCCGTCCTTCGTAGTAGACCTAATGCCATATATGGAGCGCAGTTAGAATGTAATTTTGTTCCAGCCATAGCATATCTTGAATGGTGCGGCATAAAGCTTGACACAGATAAATGGTTAGCTAAAATGAATGATGACAAGAAGGCTTTGGAAAAAGCAAAAGAGATTATAGATAATCTACTTATAGATAGAATGGAAACATTTCACTCTCTGAAAAAATTCGTTCATATAGATACTCAAGGAGATTTATTTTGTGGATTTGATTTATCGCCGAAGGTAAGTATAAACTGGGATAGCTCTGCACAAGTTGTCAAGGTAGCACAAATACTTGGATTCAATACAGTAGTAACTGACAAAAAAACTGGTAAGGAGAAGGACAGTGTACTTGAAAAGCAGCTTAAAAGTCAAGTAGGGATAGACGATGAATTTCTTAAGACTTATTTTAACTATAAAGAACATAGTAAAGTAGTGTCTACTTATGGACAGTCTTATATAGATGCTATAAATCCTAATACTAAAAGAATACATACTACATTCAAGCAATTAGGAGCAACCTCAGGTAGAATGGCGTGTGGTTCCAAGCAAAATAATACTGACTTGGCTAAAGCTAATAAAGTAAGGTTTGCTGGATACCCTCAACTACAGAATCTGCCTGCTAATGAACAGACTAGAAGTGCTTTTGTGGCAGAAGAAGATAATCTGTTTTGCAGTTGTGATTATAGTGCTCTTGAAAGCAGATTAGGTGCTGATATATATAATGAAAAAGCAATGTTGAATGAGTTTCTTTATGGTAGTGGAGATATACACTCACTGTGTGCAAAGCTTGTATTTCATGAGGAATTAAAAGATATTGATGTAAAAGACGTAAAGAAGAAAAGACCAGATTTAAGAAGTAAGGTAAAGTCTATAGAATTTAGTCAGCAGTTTGGAGGCACAGCTTTTGCGGTTGCAGGACAGTTAGGATGTTCAATAGAAGAGGCTCAAGCATTTGTTGATGCTTATAGTAATGGTTTTAAAGGCATTACTGCATTTAAGAAAAAAGGCTCTAACTTTGTAAGAAACAATGGCTATGTAGTAATGTCACCTTTGACTGGACATTGCATGTATTGGCATGATTGGAAAGAATGGAAAGAATTTCAAACAAGTTTTAGTGATTCTTTTTGGGAAGAATATAGATTAGTACATAAGCCTGCACAAGATAATGTTTATAAGAAAGTTAAAGAGCATTTTAAGGCAGCATCAAAATGGGATAGAATGGCATTAAATGCTCCAACACAGGGCCAAGGAATAGTGATACTTAAGTATGCTGTTACTAATTTCTTTAATTGGATAGTTGACAACGGATTATTTGGTAAAATATTATTATGCAATCTTGTGCATGATGAAGTATGTATTGAATACCCAAAGAGTATGCCAGAAGTATCTGATAAATTAAAGGAATTTATGGAGCAATCTGCAAGTATATTCTGTAAAAAATTACCAATTCCAGCGTCTCCTGAAGTAGGAGATTGTTGGATACATTAAAATTGCATATTATGAAAAAAATAGAAGAAGAGGGCATTAAGCCTAGCATCAAACATGATAACGTAAACCATCCTGAGTGGTACACAAAACACCCATCAGGGATAGAGTGTATTGAAGTTACAAGACATTATTGCTTCTCTGTTGGGAATGCCATCAAATATCTTTGGAGGGCAGGATTAAAAAGAGAAGAAGGTCTTGAGGATAAGGAGAAGGAGATTGAAGACCTCAGGAAAGCTATTTGGTATATCAATGACAGAATTAAACAATTAGGCTATGAAGAACAGTGAAGTAGTAGAGGCTTTTTTGAAAAGGAGAATAGCTACAAACATTGGCGGTTCTCTCTCCAGTACTGG